ATTGGAGAATGTTATCTCTGCATCACCAGACCCAATTTTTTTCAAAGATATACCAAACACTGCAGGATCTGAATCTTTTCCCTGACTGCCAGGTATAGGTAAGTTATGAAACATTGCTCTCATCTTAGCATTGAGATCAAATATGGGAGTATCTCCTCCACCTCTCATTACAAGGTCATCAATAATTTCTCTTGCTTTATCTTCATGTCTAATCAACCAAATATCAGCAGGATCCCAATTATCTTTCTTTGTAATTTTAAAATGTTTTGGTAATATTTTTTTCTCAAGGTATTCCATAAAACCACCCTCACGATTGTACGCATGTACCTCTGGTCTTCCTACTTTTTTCAACAATGCAACGGTTTGTTTTTGAAAACTTTCAATCCAACTTAAATCCACATTATCTTGATTGTATATCGCCCATATATCTTTTAACTCTTTCATCAATACTTTATCATTTAAAATATCGTCAGGTTTATTGAAAGTTTTATTGTCATTAATAGCACGTTTGAAGACTGCTGCGGAACCTAACTCCTGCAGTCTAGTCACTTGATATGCGTTTAAACCTTCATTAGCACCAGTTTCTATAAACTGTACGGGATGCATCCCAACTCTTATCTCTACACCTTTTTTTATAATTTTTGGATTATAGGATTTAAGTTTTTTATCTATATCTATTGTACCAACATATATTTTATTGAGTTTATACTGTTGTATATAAACAGGGGGTTTTCCCTTAGCAGATGGTAGTTTTGTCTTATTACTTTTAGGATTAGGCCATACTAATTTTTCATTCGGTTCATTAATAAACAAAGTAGAACCGTTTAACTTTTTAAAGATGCCTTCTAGGATTGTTTTATCCTGTTGTGCTGTCTTATATTCTGAGGTATTCTTAATCTTAGAAAGAATATCTTTTTGTTTTGTGACTTCTTTTCCCATACCTGTATTTAGAATTGTTTCCAATATTGTGGGGGTAGTAAACCAGATTCACTATCTCTTCTGTCTCTTAGTGTTAGTACGATGTCACCAGCCAAAGAAATTCTTTGATGTTTTCTATTCTCAGGAGCAGTATAATGTTCAATATTACTAGGGAACAGAACAAGATGCTCTGGTTTAGGTTCAATAACATATCCATCTCCGTTACAATAATTATGTTCTTCTATATGTTTAAATGCATCTCCAAACCACTCGTTAGGATTCTTTTTTACTAGAACTAATGGATCACCTGGTGTTTGTATATAGTAAACAAACGACAAGTGAGAGCAAGAGTGGTAATGTATAGGTAGTGTTTGCTGTGGATCACATATAGTGAACCACGTTTTTACAAAATTTACTTTGAATGTAGATTTATCAACTTTAAAATAGTCAAGGTAGTCTATTACACACTTTCGTATCTCTCTAAAAAAAGGTTCTAACCTTTTATCATGGTGTATTAGAACTTTACCATGCAGTTCTCCTACAATTTTACCAGTAGAATTGTCAAATTTTCCATCCTCAAAACTTGTGTAGAGTGAGGACAGGAAACCTGATATTTTCTTCTCATATATTATGAGAGGAAATGCTTGATGGAATTTAGAGGTCGTCTGCTGCACGGTTCTCTGAGTCAGAGATATCGAAGTGACCGCCAGGATATCTTTTCTCTAGTTTCTTTACATTTCTTTCTAATACTTCGTCAAAACTAATATCTAATGCCATACATGCTTGTGCTACGTACCACATAACGTCACCCAACTCAATAATAAGATGTTCTCTATTGTCGCTAGTCCAAGGTTTACCTTGAAATACCATCTTCTTAACGATCTCCAAGAACT